GTTTTGATACGTCCTTGTTGCAGCCGCAAATGCGCCCTGTATCTTGTCAGATAGCGCAATCCTCGGATCAAGCCGCGAACTTTGCACAGCCGACGCAAGCGGATACAAACCGTCAAGGGTCAGAATCAGCAAGTCGCCCGAATACTTGAACATACAACGCTTGCCGATGGGAGTGCCTAGCTTCCACACCCCAATCAGCGCCCACGTCGATGCGGAGGCCGGATCAGTCCCACGGTACGCAATCACTTCGCCATTGCTAGTGACAAACACTAGGTTATCGTCAGCACCGTAACCTGCGTCGATTGTCCAAGTTCCGATAGATACAAGATAGCCACCGAAACGACAAATCGAACTTAAGTCAAACTGTTCAGCAACGCCGCCAACTGAGGAAGTCGGCAAATACCATGCTTTGAGGGTGTTCTTTTGAATGAACCAAACTCGATTCTTAAACAGCGTCACATCATCAAGCGTTGTTGTTGTAACGCCCGTAATTGCAGGGGATGATGAGCCTGTAATCGAAGTCCAGGTCGTGCCGTTGTAAAGCAAAGGAGCGTCAGAACCATTTGCAGCGTACATGAACGCGCCGCCAGGCGTTGAGACGTTGACATACTCCCACCGGCTGTTAGTCAGTCCTGATACTACTGCCGCGCCAACAGCACCGCCTGCGGTAACGTCATAGATTTTGCCGCCAGCAACTGCGAAAAGTTTTTCAGAATTGCCGCCTGAGTAATTGAACAGGCTATCAACTTGCCCTGTTATCCCCGTTGCAAACTGCTGATAACCGCCCCGCAGATTGACGCTTGAGACAGTTGGAAACATATTCGTTAACTGCACAGCATCCGTTGCTTCCATGTTGGCGAGCGAATCCCGAGCATTCCAGCCACCGATAGGCGCAGGCAAGGAAGCCACTTGCGCGGCTGTGCCTTGAACCATCATGCGTTGGCGTGCGCTGCGTGCCATCAGTTCGTACCGTAGCCCGAATCGGGGATGTTGTCGTAACCGATCAAGACTGTACCCGGACGCGGGGCGAGCGACAGATTAGCAGACGACATATCGAGCGCCTTCGCTGCTTCCATCTCTGTCAAATAGTTACGCATCATTGCTGTGGTATCAAAGCCTTTAGCCTCGAAATACTTTAGCTTTGTCGCATTGACAATCAACCGATCAGGATAGATACAAGTGTCGGTGTCGGCAGTAAACGAGTTCTTGACAGTCCCATCAGCCGCAGCCGCCCATCCCTTGCTGCGATACTCAAAGCCTAGATATTCAGCCGTAGACATACCCGGCCATATTTGAAAATACGCACCTAGCAAACGCCAACGGATACGCGGGCCAGTCGAGATATAGCCCGACAGCAGCCATTCCCATTGCTGTGCGTCCTCAGGGCCTAGCATTTCCCAATGTTTCGACCGGTCCCACATCGTGCGCGGAACGAGGCTTTCGTAATCCGAGGGAAGCGAGTATTTGATTTTCTGAAAGTAAGCCGTAGCACCTGCGGCGCTTGCAGAAAAGTCTTGATTAACTGTGACTTGCGTTCCTGAGTCTACAGAAACGATATAGGTGTTCTGATTGATGCCTGTGCCTTGAACCTGATAGGTCGTATCAAGTCCCGCAGTCGATGCCATTGTGATCGTGCGGGCTGCGGTCGTCCAAGTGCCGGTCGTCGTGATGTATTGCGTATAAAACGCGTTTTGTTTTGTCAGTTCCCGCCAAGCGTGGCGACGAAGAAACTCGTATCCGTTCGCGTTCATCAACGCGAGAATTTGGATAACGTCTTGATTCGTGTTTCCTGCTACGCTTGTCGGGGTTGCAACGCCAAGCTCGTTAGTTACTTGCTGCACTAACTCCAGCATCGTTGTCGTTGACATTCTCTTTCCTCGGTCGGCCAGGCTTGCGCTGCTCTAAGAGCATTGCCATCTGCGCCTTAAGTTCTTCAAGCTGTGCGCGGGTTGCTTCCAACTCGCCACTCGAAACCTTTTGGTTCTTGTTCAACAAGTAATTGCGGGCACGTTCGCGCAGTCCCACGCCACCCATGCCGATCCGTTGAAGCTGATTATCGCTTGCCGTAGCTACTTGTTCAACCGTCTGAAACTTCAGAATCTGCAACTCAGCCAGTTGATTGTCGCCAAGTTCATCAGGACGGTCTTGAAACCAATCTTTCAGCGGCGTGCCGATAACCGGCCCATCACCGCTTTGCATCTGAAAATGCAACCATTGACGCGGGAATCTCTCTTTGTGGTCATCCCGCACCGGCTGATCTATTACTGTCGTCTTATCACCTGGCACTACGATTCGGATAAACGGCTTGCCCTTGTAGGGGTCTTTTTCGGACGTGTAAAACTCGACATAAAGCTGCGAGTCTGCATTGTTAATGTCTGAATCAAGTGCCATGATTTTCTCCTGTGGGGATCAAATGTTATTGACTTGCGTCACCGTCAAAATAACGGAGGGTATTGCCGGAACTGGACTGCTTGCTGCTGCTGCTGTTATTTCCACGTTTGTGTCATCTGTTGACCACATCAATTCAAAATAACCATTAGCTGCAAATTCTTCTACAAAATTCCATGCTGCAACGCATTCAGCGGACGTGCCTTGAATAGCAACAACTGTTGCTGAATTTGCAACGTTTGTGCCGTTTTTTTTCAGCCAAATATAAATATGCCCTGTAGAACCTGCGGACTTGTCTAACTGTGCAGAAAACTGGATATTATAAACACCAGTATTTTCTAACACTATTCTCGATGCTGGAGAACCAATAGAAACGCCATTTTGTGATGCTGTATTGTTGAACGTCATCGCATAAGCAGTATTGATAACTGCTGCCGTCTGCGTTGTCGTGTCGTAAAACGAACCGTAATGCAAGATCGGGACTGATCCGTTGTAACCCTGCAAACACTCCCAAACTGTCCGCGTAACCGCGTTAAAAATGCCTGTGCAGTTGATCGGAATTGATACTGAGCTTGCACCTGCTATCGTCGTCGTCGATTCGTATGGGTAAACTTTAAGAGCATTTGCCCCGCTGTTTGTAATCCATATCGTTTCGCCTTCTTCGCTAGAAGGAAGTTTTACCCCTGTGCCGGATGCGACAGTCGTTAGGTTGTTGTAGACCTTAACAAGCTGTAGCGCATCCGTTCGCGTAGTTCCCGCAGCAGTAAGGCTCGTCGAACCGTCTCCACATATAGAGACAGTCGAGAGCTGATTTACACCTGAACCAAGAACCCGCGACGGGATAGACATTAGGCAGTAGTAACAGAAGCCCAGGTCGTTGCGCTCGTAGCAAAAAACAGCGCAGCTTTGCCATCAGCAAGATCAACGCTTGCAGCGGCTGCATTGATCGTCGAGCTAGTTGCAGGATAAACCTTGATCGTCTGCCCCGAGGCGTTCCAAATGCCGACCATTGCACCGGCTTCGGTCGGCGGCAGCTTCACACCAGTAGAGGCTGCGGAAGTCGTGATTGCATTGAAAACAGCCGACAGTTGCAGAGCCGTTCCAGCAGTTGAACCGACAGCAACAAGACCAGTGGCGGTATCGCCGCAGATCGTCGTTGACGACAGCGGAGAGTTACCAGCAGCCAAAACTCGTGACGGAATAGCCATGATTACTCCTTAGATTTGCTGCCAACAACGCGGAGATCGCGCTGCGGCAAGTGGAAAAATGGTTCTTCAAAACGTACATTCTCAAAACCTGCTTCAACTAACATCGTGCCAATTTGCTGTTTTGAGTAGCACCAATGGTGACGCATCGTATCAGGTTCGGGCATTCCGAACAATGCACGCCCGATCAAATCGTCATTCCTGTGCCCTTGATTCCATAGCGCAATTACATTGTCAAGGCACGGCATTTCAAGCGACAACTGACCGCCTGGCTTTAGCACCCGCAACCACTCAAGCAACGTTTGTTTCGCTTTAGGGGTCGGGATATGCTCAAACAAATGGATCGCGGAAATCTCATCGGCATGGTTATCCGGCAAATCAAGTTCTGTTACATCCGAAATCAGGTCTTGC